ATCGATCACTACGGAAAAACTTACGGCGGGTTTCCTGCGGCTATTACAAATCTGTCCACTTTCTACGGTACACTTGTAGGTAAAGCGGCTGAGTCAATTCGTTCTGATTATTCGATGTTTTCTTCGCAGTCTGGTTTTTCTGTAAGCGCAGGTGCTTCTTTAACTGCTGTCACTGCTGCTAGCTTAGGCGCTGGACCTCCTCCCGTGCCTATTCCTCCAATCCCTGGTATTATGCCCTTCATTCCAATTCCGTCTACTGCTCCTCTTCCAATGCCTTCGATTGTTGAGTTGCAGTTATCGTCGAGCAACTACGGTATTCGAAATGTGGCAGTTGATCCAAAACTGAAGACTAAAATTCTCAAGTCTGATGACTATAGCGATTTATTCAACTTTGATCCTACCATTCATGAGATTCGTTCGAAGTTGCGCGATCCGCAACACTTTGCTAACGGCGGCTTTACAAGTTATCTTGTGTCTGAAGGTAAGTTGAACAAAGACTTTAAGAAGAACATGCCTAAGAACATTGGGCGCTCTGCATCAAAGACTGGTACGATTCGTTTTGGTGTAAATCTACTTGGTAATAATCCTGCTGACAATCGCAGCAAGCGCTTCAAGGTGAACAAATGAGAATTCTAGTTGATCCAGAATACAATCCTGAGTTTCAATCTGCGATTACTTCTGCTACGAAACTCGGTCCTGGTATTACATGCGCTAAGTTTCTTGGTGCAAGAGGGTCGCGCACACAGTTCGAAAAACTATATGCAGCAAACTTTTTTGGTGCGCCTGATTTAAAGCAGATTGCAAGAAATTTGGTCGTGCATGCAAACGCTATGAAAACAGTCATTGGCAATCCTACATTTTCTCAGCATCGTTTGATTGTGTCAGAAGGTATCTACGAGCCTAACCCTAAGTTTGAAGTGCAAGAAATTCCTGCAGGCAATAAAGCATATGCAAAGAAACTCGCAAAGCAAAATCCTGGTGGTTCGTACGGTAAAGGACCTGACGGATGGGTTGCAAGAGTTCCTCTGTACGTTGGTGAAAGACCTAGTGGCGGAAGCGTTAATGATTTAAGAAGAACAGGGCGCGCTATCGTCTATCAGTTAATCGATAAGAACGGTAAGACAGATCCACGCAAAACATTTGATCTTGCGGTGTTCTGGAAAGATTATATCGATTATGATCGACTGACTCTCGACTACGATACCTTTGACCCAAACGGTGAACTTACTTGCCAAATCGTTTTGGAAATACCAGAAGTGCCTAGCACCTTTGAAGTTTCGTTTGCATACAATTTGCAGACCACATACAACGGCGAACTTCAAACTAAAAATGAACTACTAGAAATCCTTCCTGACGATTGATATAAATAAAAAGAAAAGGTTTTAACACCCTATGTCCAAAATTTTCTCTACAGAAGATGGCAATCTAAACAGCAGTATTCGCGTCGTAAAAGAACGCGTTTACTCTGATATTGATTTGTCTTTGGATGCGAGAACATCTACTGATGGTGATGTTTTTCGAAAAACTGACGCGGCTTCTGTAAAGCAGGCTGTTAAGAACCTATTGCTTACAAATAGATACGAAAAGCCTTATCGCCCACAGTACGGAGCAAATCTTCATGGGCTTTTGTTCGAACTTATGGACGATGATATTGGCGACGAAATCATTGACAGAGTTACAAGTACAATCGAAAGATACGAGCCTAGAGCAAAGGTTCTGGGAGTTAAAGTTACAGCAACGCCAGATTTTAATGCAGTTACTGTAACAATTGAATTTAGAATTATTAGCACAAATGTTGTCGAGACGCTGAAGGTATCGTTAAACCCAACATTTGAATCTGCAGCAGCCGAAGATATTCCTACACTTCCTTTGGCTACGACAGATGTTATTGTATATCAGGATATCATTCGCACAGAAACAAAGCCTGAAGGTCAGAGACTTGCGACATTTAAAGGCGATTTGATTCGTCGCGACTTGCTGATTCCACCAGACGATGCGCTGCTAACAGATCCAGACGAAGATATGATTCAGTCTTTGTTCAATGGGCTTTTCGAAGGCGTATTACTTGTTGATGTAAATGAGCCAGAAGGTCTTCTCACAGAGCCTGATGAGGATCAACTATTCTTGCAGTCTGGCACTGACTTCCTTGCAGCATAATTATCGGAGTAAAAAATGGCAACAACCATTAAATCAACAGAGTTAGATTTTAATACGATTAAAAATAATCTAAAACTGTTTCTTGCACAGAAGCCAGAGTTCGCTGACTATAACTTTGAAGCATCTGGTCTTTCTAACCTGTTGGATGTGCTTGCATATAATACTCACTATAATGCGCTGCTTGCCAACTTTGCACTGAATGAATCTTTTCTTAGCACTGCACAGTTAAGATCCTCGCTTGTGGGTCTAGCAGGAAGTTTGGGTTACACTGTAGGCTCTAGAAAAGCAGCATTTGCTGTGGTCAATCTAAGCGTTACAAACAGCGATAATCCTTCTAGCATGACAATGCCTGCAGGCACCAAGTTTACTACGATTATCAACAACAAGTCATATACTTTTCAGACAAGAGACACACTGACCGCAGTAAATGATGGCGCAAATGTATACAACTTTACTCTGAATGGCAACCGAAACATTCCTATCTACGAAGGCGTTTCGAAAACAAAAACATTCATTGCAGGTCCTGCAAGCGAAGACGATACTTATGTTATTCCGGTTACGAACCTTGACCTTGATACAGTGGTTGTCAAAGTCTATTCTAGCGTAACATCTAATGATTATAATCTTTATACGAACATCATTAATGCAACAAGTATTAACGAAGACTCTAGAATTTATGTTATGAAAGAATCACCAAATGGTTATTATGAACTGACATTTGGTAACGGTGTCCGTCTTGGTCAAAGCCCAAAGGCAGGTGATAAGATCGAAGTATCATACACAACTGTGGCGGGTCCTGAAGCAAACGGTGCGCGCAGTTTCACACCAACAGGAACGCTCGACGGAAAGACGATTGTAAGTACTACAGTATCTGTATCAACAAACGGCTCGTACAAAGAAGAAATCGAATCGATTCGTAAAAACGCACCGTTTCAGTGGGCTGCACAGAATCGAATGGTTACAGCGCAAGACTATGCTGCACTTACTCTGCGCAACTTCTCAAATGTAATCAGCGATATTCAGACATGGGGTGGCGAGGAAAACACCACACCAAAATATGGTACAGTGTTTATGTCAATCGTATTTGATACGGATGATCCTGTTGTCATAGAGAATACAAAAAGTTCGATTACTTCTCTTGGAAAAGATTTGTCTGTTGCGTCTTTTGATATTGAATTTGTCGATCCTGTTGAAACCTTTATTGAAGTTTCGACAGTCTTTCAGTTTAACCCAACTCTAACTTCATTGTCAAGAACTGCAGTAGAAGACGCAGTAAAAGCAACCATGCAAAATTACTTTGACACAAGCGTTGGTGGATTTAATCAGTCTTTCCGTAGATCGAATCTTCTTACAGACATTGACGCAACTGATGACGCGATTCTGTCAAGCCGTGCAGATATTAAGATGCAAAATCGATTTGTTCCGGACGCACTTGCGCCAGTTCAGACAATTTATTTTCCTGCTGCAATCTCAGCACCAGATGATGTGAACTATACTATTCAGTCAGAAGCATTCTACTATAACAGTAAAGTATGTGTGCTAAAAAACAAACTGGAGTCAAATATTCTTCAAGTCATCGAAGTAGCAACAGGTCTACCGATTGTGGACAATGTCGGTACATTTACACAGACAACAGGCGTGGTAAATCTAGTGAACTTTGCAGCAACCTTGATTACTGGTGAGTATTTCAAGATTACTGCAATTCCTGCAAACCCGTCGGTGATCAATCCTTTGAGAAACAATATTCTTACTTATGATGCACAGGCGTCGAAAGCAAGAGCGGTTCTTACAGACACGGTATAAATATTTTAACTTTAGAAAGAGAATTGAACTATGACCTCATCTGTCACGAATAGCCTAAGATCGTATCTGTTGAATCTTTTTAAGAAAGATATCGACAGCGATGGTGTCGGCTACTACATTGGCATTTCTAGATCAGAGCCATATACGGCCGATGATGGCATTAATACGACCACTGTAGGATCTTTGGATAATCAGTTAAACTTTCGACATAATCTCCATGCAGTTAAAATTTTGAGCAACGCTTCGTTTGTTGTGCCTACGGTCGTTTGGACCTCAGGTGATATCTACGAAGCATATGACAATAAGAAACCTTTTCAGACTAATTTCTATGTAGAAAATTCTCTTCGCGAAGTGTTTCTTTGTGTGCAACAAGGTAGAAGATCAAACGGCAGCGCTGAGCCTGCCTTTGACGAGCCTCGCGCAATCACTGCAAACGAAGACGCAAAGACATTTAAAACGCTAGACGGCTATCATTGGAAGTATATGTTCAAGCACAGCAATCTAGCATACGGCACTTTTCGCACAACTTCTTATATGCCTGTCAAGCGTATCACAAATCTTGACACTACGATTCCCGAAGAAATTGAACAGATTCGTTTGCAAGATAGCGCGGTCGGTGGTGAAATTCTAAACATTGCAATTGATAGTGGTGGGACGAACTATAGCAGCCCCACAATTACAATTACTGGTAACGGTTTTGGTGCAAAATTTACTGCAGATGTTGTAGACGAAAGAATCGTAAATGTTCGCTGCGACTCAACCGGTGTTGGTGGATTTTCACACGGCGTTGGTTATGACTATGCAAAAGTGAGCGTGACCGATCCTAGTGGGGGCGTCGGTGCTAAACTTCGCGCAGTTATTTCGCCAAAACTTGGTGCTACATATGATCCAGTAGAGACATTAAAGTCTCGCCAACTGATGATACAGACAGACTTTATTGGTACAGAAAACTCTGCGATCATTGCAAATGATACA